ACTAACTCTCGGTAAAATTGCTCGTCCCATTCATAATTAGTCATGCTCTTCATTGTTAATTAATCCTCCGAATTAATTGTTACTGCTGGTGCTAATTCTTCTATAATCTTATCACATATACCTACTAATTCATCACATAATTTATCATCATCATTACCTTGAATGTAACCTTCTAAACTATAAAGAATAGTTTCTAATTCGTGGTTAGTAAACATTAGCAACCCTCCGAATCATGGGTGGCTTCAGTATCAACTAACGGGGGATAATCTGTGCCGCTAGTTAATAATGAATCAACATAACTTTCACTGGTTACGTTATCAACTAACTCATCAAATAGTTCCTCATCAAAGTTATCAACTTCATCTTTTAACTCATTCAAACTAACACTTTCAAAGTGACATCTTAAATCATCAGTAATATATTGCATCATAGATTTGACATCCATGTTATCAACAACCAACTCAACATATTGCTCAATTAGTTCATTTTTCTGAGTATAAGTTAGTGTTACTTTGTCTGACATGATTACACCTCCGTAAATGCAAGTTTGTTGAGTTCAGTTTCCACACTAATTGATGCAAACTGTGGTAAGCCTTTAGTGTTATCTGTTACTATATAACCGTAATTGTCCACCCTATCTAATATCTCATCACCCATAGTTTCACCAGTGACGATTCTCTTATTCATAGTATCACCCTTAAATGATAATATGCGAAGATACTTGTTAGGAAAAATCTTATTGAAATGGTTCTTAATTGGATAGTAATCTAATACTACCGTTCCATTTTTGCATGTGATTTGCATTAGTTAACCTCCAATGAGTTGTTTACATTTTCAACGGCAACGATTTCACCAGTTGATTGATAATGAGCATCGGCAATATTACATGCTTCAGTATAACTTTGAGTGAAAGTTACAGGAGAAGTGAATACAATAAACATTACTTAGTGCCTCCGATTGGTAGGGTGTTTTCAATAGTTTCGACTCCGAACATTTGGAAGAAAAGTTCACTTCCAACATTGAAATCATCGTGTTCGGTGTTACCTACCCATACTTGTAACACCTGATCATATACATTTTGTGATAAAGATTGCATGATGTTTGTGTTAATAAAGGACAGAAAAAAGAGGGGTAATGTTTAAGCCACCTCTAGGAAGTTAGAGTCGATAAGTATCATTCCATCGATGAAATCTTGTGTCTGACGATTGAATGAAACATACCAATTCCAGTTCTTTTGAAATACTGAGCAACCGTATTTTACCTCACTAAGTATAGCATTTAAGCGTGACTTAGTAGTGACAGTCTGCCATCCGCAACTTGAGATCTTGACTGCTTTGGTCGCATGGTCTACAGTTGCGATGTTGTGACCATGTAGAAAAACTTTTGAGCAGTTTGTAGAATCGTTGAACTCAACTCTGGTATTAGATGATGACCAGTCTGCTCTGTTTGAGATTGCGAAGTTCATTTGTCTTTCGATTTTACGCATGAGATGAAAGGAAATTAGAGTGAAAATTACGTGAATTGATTAAGTCTTTATCAGTCTAACAATACACACTTCTGAAAGAGTGGCATGTATGCCCCTGACAACCTAACTTAACCCCCTCACTCTTATATAATAGCAAAAAACCCCCCTAATGGGAGGCTCAGTGTGCCAGTTTGTGAACTGGTCTGTTGTTTAGTGTGGATTGTATAAACCGAGGTAATATACAAAGGCACATACAAAAATAACACATAGGAGGCCAATTACATATACCATTGTATTAATAATTGTGTAATGTGCGGTATGGTTTGTAACACTTTGCATAATCAGATTGTGTCTGATAAGTGTTAATCAAGGATGACAATCCTTGAGTTTCATTTCTATCTTCGGAGGCTAATTGTGCCTTCAGTTGTTCGTACTCTTGTGTGGTTAATGTGTTCATTTAATTAATAATGAAGAAGAAATGATTAGAGGATTAAATGTATGCTAACTTGTTTACCAAGTCTAATTAACATTTAACCCTCTACACAGTTAGTGATACTTTAGAGGGCTGTCTGCACCTCTACAATATCATCCAATACAGCAAGGATTTCATTCCCATTGTTTGCATTATCAAGCAGGAATTCTGCAAAGTTAGATGATACAAACTGTGTGCTGTCTAATGACATAATAAAGAAAAGAAATTGGACTGTGTGACTGTCTTTTTAGTGGCGAAGTCATTCCACATTGTTAACAATTAGCGAGAGTAATCCTCGAACCTTTGTTTAGCAATAGTAGCTACATGATCTTCAAGGATTGTTACATCTTGTGCATCTAATTGTTTGAAGTTAGGTGTTACTAACTCCTCCCAAACTTCCTCGAATAAAGTTTCTAATAGTGCTTCATTTCTTAGGGAACTCATTAATACTTACCTCCAGTATTGTTGATATCAATGAAAGTATCATCATCGGAGTTACCTTCATTCATAATGGAAGATTGATCGACTGAGTTATCAAATACATTCTGTAATTTCTCACCAATAGTATCAAGAACCTCGACATAATCGTCATGGTCTTGAAACTCATTTAGTGCCATATCTATGACATCCCATTGTGCATCAGTGAAGAAATTACGGACGACTTGATATTCAATTTTTGTGTTTGTTTTGTTCATGTTCTTATTATAGTCAATTTTGAGTAGTTTGGGGGATTTGGTGGACACTTTGCTCACTGTCCTAGTGTGTATGATCCTAACATACAATTTCCATATCTTACCTCGGCGTATCCGTACTCTACAGATAAATCAAGGCATAGCCCCCAACAATCATCTAGATTAACAAATGATGAATTCTCATAAGGTGCGGATGGACAGTGAACAGAGTATCTCATAGTTTTAAATCAAATTTCTTTATACTATTATGATCCCATAAAACGAGGCAAAAATCAAGTAGCCTTGTGCCACTTTATGACCTGACCACTGATACTGCTGCCTGTCCCTTATTGAATATAGTATCAACAACAGATGAAACTTTTTTGGAAGTGGTAATACCTACCCTGTCCCACGTTGGTATGACTACTAATCCAAACTTTTTGTTTACATCTCCCTTACGGATTACACGTCCTATTGTTTGACTAATAGTGATATAATCCATGTTGCGTAAGAACAATGCAGCTTCTAATCCTGATACGTTGATACCTTCAGAGAGAATACTGTGGTGCAAAACTACAAACTTCTTGGTTGAATCTTTGCCCCATTTGTTTAAGATAGTGAAGAACTTTTCCCTATCAATCTTCTTACCATCAACGATTGCACCAGTCTTAGATGTAATATACATCCAAGAATAACCTCTCATTTCTAACTCTGAACAGAACCTAGTCTGTGAGGTAAGTGATACAATCTGTGCCGTAGATCTTGCACAGA